AGTCACTTCACCCAAATTCAAAGTAACTACAAGTGACCACACTTAGACCCTACCAACAAACCGCTATTGACCAAATGCGGACAAGCATTGCCGAGGGCAAAAGACGCTTGATACTCTGCTCCCCAACCGGCAGCGGAAAGACGGTCATGTTCACCTACATGGTTGCAAGGGCCTTAGAGAAAGGCAAGCAGGCCATCATCTTCACGGACCGGGTGGAACTGCTCCGGCAATCCAACGGAGCCTTGGACCAGTTCGGAATCAAGCCGACGCTGATTGAGGCCAACCGTACCCGGCTCGATGTTTCGGGGAACTGCTTCATTGCCATGGCCCAAACATTCAGCCGAAGGAAGGACTCTGCTGAATACACGGACCTTTTGGCCCGTATGGACCTGGTGATCATTGACGAAGCCCACAAGCAGACATTTAACCCCCTGCTGCCATACATCAACCCCAAGGCCGTGGTCATCGGTGCGACCGCAACGCCATTGCGGAGGGGAAAACAGGAATGCCTCTCGAAGTTTTACAAGGCCCTCCATGCACCGGTGCAGGTGCAGGAACTGATCAGCCAAGGCTACCTGGCCGAACCAACGACCTACGGGATGACGCAGGACCTATCCGGGATCCGTATGAAGGGCGATGATTACGACACCGAGCAGATGGCCCAACGATTCAGCGAGCGGAAGGTCTTTGCCGGGGTGGTGCAGAACTACGCCAAGGTCTGCCCAGGCAAGAAGGCCATTGTCTTTGCCAGCAACATCGCATCAAGCAAGGAGGTCTGCGAGGCTTTGCAGGGTGCAGGGTTCAACGCCCAGCACGTTGACGGAGAGATGCCTAAGTCCTTGCGAGCCGAAACCCTTGCGTGGTTTAAGCATTCCACCAATGGGATCCTTTGCAACTGCGACTTGATGACCACGGGCTTTGATGAGCCAAGCATCGAGGTCGTCATCCTCTACCGGGCGACTGCGAGCCTTCCCCTGTTCATGCAGATGGTTGGCCGAGGCTCCAGGGTAACGCCAAACAAGACACGGTTCACGGTGCTGGACTTCGGGAACAACGTGCAGACCCATGGATTTTGGGAAACCAACCGGGAATGGTCCTTGAAGAAGAAACGCAAACGGGAGTCCGCTGGCGTTGGTGGGGTGAAGAACTGCAAGAAGTGCGAGGCCATTATCCCGGTGGCTGCCATGGAGTGCAAGCATTGCGGGTTTGAATACGAGCGAAAGCCAAAGCCTCCAGGTGAAGTCGTAAGTTTGCAGATGCTGACCAAGGCCCAAGGCATGGAAATGGCAAAGCAAAGCACGATGTACCAAAAGGCTCAACTGGCAAAGGCCAAGGTCATCAGCCCGTTTTGGGTTCTGCACAATCAATGCAAGAGCAAAGCCGAAGCCTTGGAGTTCATCCGCTACATGGGATGGAGGCCAGGCTGGGCCTTCCACAATAAAGACCGTTTTCCAATCCTAAAGTAAGTTCATGCAAGAATTTAAACTCCAAGCCGAATGCTTCCAGTGGCACTGGAACAACTTTCCCGACCAGCGTGGCCGATTGTTCACGGTCAACAACAACGCACCGAATGCCTATGCCGGCAGCGTGATGAAGGCCATGGGCGTGGTCGCAGGGGTCAGCGACATGATATGGCTCTCGCCAACCGGTGCGGTGATGCTGGAGTTCAAAGCCGAGAAAGGCAAGCAGTCCCTCTCGCAGAAGTGGTGGCAGGGGGTCGTCCAAGAGGCAGGGTACAGGTACGAGGTCATCCGAAGCATTGAGGATTTTCAGCGAGTGGTCGCAAGTGTGGAATAGTTGTGTAGATTTGTTCCATGGCCCGACTGCTACTGCTGCTCCTGCTGACCGCTTGCACCAACGACCGCCCTTGGAAGGTGATTGAGGTGCGGGCCAAGGGTAACGCCTGCGAGTATGTGCTATCCCGTTCCAACGGATTCGGGCCGCAAGTCAAGACCCTGACCGATTCGTGTGGGAGGTATCGGCTGTTTGAAACTATACCCAATCGGATATAATTTATAGAAAAACCCAAAATTTATACGCATTCGGGTATAATGCATAGAAAAACCCAAAAACTATACGCAATGAGATTTCAAAAAAAGAAAATTACAGAAGAAGTAAGAGGTATTTTAGGAAAATATCTTGACGGTACTGAAAAAGAGTTTAGAGAAGCAACCGAAAAAATTGTAAATCTAATTCAATTAGAACACGCTCAAAAAATTAGATTAAAAGCTGAAAGAGATAATGCGCTTATTTCTGCTGACAAGTCTGATGTCTGGCATTCATTGTGAACCAATCGTCAGCCTCTGGTCTTACCAAACCTCCCCCAGCGTCAGCCTATAACCTGACCAACCAAACCCCAAACCTATGAAAACCACACCCACCGATTTCCGACGCTGGCAGATTCACATCCGCAAGGAATGCGTCAACTGCAACCGCCCCGACAAATCCGAAACCATCAAGGCTTGGTCCGTGAACTGGACCCTGCTCGGTCGTATCCTTCAAGCCAAAAACGCCTGACCATGGAATGGATTAAATGCTTGGACCGGATGCCGGAACCCGGTGAACCAGTCCTGATTTTCACGACCGACATGAATCAATTTATGGCATGGCTTGTGCATGACCGTTGGTACTACGAACACCAATCTTGGTTCCTCTCCGAAGTGAGCCATTGGATGCCTCTACCCCCTAACCCGTTTTAACCTAAACAAAATGAAAACACCAAGCGAACTAAGAGACTATTTTGCATCAAAAGCCCTTGAAGGGATATTTTCAAACGATTCATTGTATCGCTCAATATGTATGGATGCAGGTAATAACACAAGAGACAAAGAAAAAGACACTTATGAGAACTATATAGCCCAACAGTGCTATAAAATGGCAAACGCTATGATGAAAGAGCGAAAGATTGTATTGGATATCCTTGCCAAATAACTCGTTTTAACCATGGACCTAATCTCACGCACCATCCTCGGATACACGGCAGAGGTCGTCGGAGTCAGCCCCGATGACATCTTGAGCGAAGTCAAGACCCAAGAACTGGTGCTGGCTCGGTCAATCTTTGCTGACATCGCCTACTCGGAATACCTCTACACCTACTGCCAAATCGGGCGTATCATCAAGAGGAACCACGCAACGGTCATGCACAACCTCGAAATCCTTGCCAAAAACATGAGAGCAAGGCCGGACATCAAGTTTCTGCGTACACAGGTTTTAAACAGGACACGGGATTTTTTGCAACATTAGCGAGAACCCCCTCCATCTTTGCGTGAGTGAACGCAGAGGCTACCATACTTGACCTTTATCGCAGCGGAGAAATCCGCAAGGCTTGCCTCACGATTACGGGGGGCAATCCGCTTTGGAAGGACCTCGAACAAGAGGTCGTCCTAATTTTACTGGAAAAGGACCCCGACAAGATCACCAAGATGCAGGTGCAGGGATACCTGCGGTTCTACATCGTTCGCCTGATAATGAACCTGTACCGGGGCAACAACAACCAATTTGCGAAGAAGTACCGCCATCACGACGAGAGGGTCGAAGTGGACCCCGAAACCCAAGAACTGGGCAAGGACTACGACACCCTGCTTGACGACCTTTGGGCTATTGCCCAGCAAGAGATGGACTCTTGGGCCAAGGACGGAGCGTTCCCGTACGACAAGGAACTGCTGAACCTGCTCATGCAGACGGGGAACATGAAGGCGATGAGCCGTGAAACGGGCATCCCTTACCGTAGCATCATCTACTCCATCGAGCAGGCCAAGGCCAAAATCAAAACCGCAATCGAAGCCAATGGATATACTGGTTTTTCCAATCCTGATTAGTGCGCTTGCGACCCTTGCGGTCGTGGAGTTCCGGGTCCTGCCTTCGTGGTTCTACGCTTTGCCCTTCGCCAAGCGGAAGCCGTTTTCGTGCATGACCTGCTTCGGGTTTTGGCTTGGGGTTGCCTTGACCGTGCCGACCTGCCAATGGTACTTGGCCCCGATTCTCGGCCTTGCCACATCTGCCACCGCAATAATCATCCGAGAATGGACCTTCAAATGACCACCGACCAGTTCGTAATTGCCCAGAAGCACAGGAAGTACTGGGACCAATATGTGGCATCCCTAACCATGCGACTCCCACCCGATGCGGTTGGTGAACTGCAAGCCATCCTGACCGCTCACGGACGACCCCCCACAAATTGGTGGTGCGCTGACTGCGTAAAATCGGCCCTCCAATACATTTACCTACAAGCGGACTTGTTTGCCGAGTCCAATCAAAACACCATAACCCACCCCCTGAATGCCCCTGCCAATCCCGAACAATAACGAGTCAAGAGAAGGCTTCATTGGTCGCTGCATGAGCAACAACCAAACCAATGCGGAGTTCCCCGATACGGCTCAACGGCTTGCGGTTTGTGGCTCAACGTGGGAGAATCACAAAAGGCAGCAGTTCGAGTCATACTCCGACTACGGCCAAGAGATTCGCTCCAATGCCAAGCGAGGGATAGAACTCAACGAACGCAACGGGAACAAGTGTGCTACCCAAACAGGCAAGGTCCGGGCGCAGCAGTTAGCCAACGGGGAAGCCATCTCGGTGGAAACCATCAAGCGGATGCACTCCTACCTGTCAAGGGCCGAAACCTACTACGACAACGCTGACGACACCAGCGACTGCGGTTACATCTCATATCTCCTGTGGGGTGGAAAGTCTGCTCTCTCATGGTCAAGAAATAAACTCCGAGAACTTGGCGAACTCGAAGGCGAAGGATGACGAAGCCCAAGTGCAGGCTCGGATGGACTCGCTCATGATGGTCATCACCACCCTCTGCGACTGCATCGGAGCGGTGGACGATTCCAATGCCCCGAACCAGTACGAAGTGAAAATGAAAATCGTAAACAAGATTAGCGACCTAATCGACAAAATCGAATACTGATGACAGGCCGACCCCGTTCTTTTGAAACCCCTGAACAACTTTGGGAGGAATTCGTGCAGTATTGCACCAAGACGAAGGCACAACCTATCCTCGTAAAAGATTGGGTTGGGCCAAAAGCAATAGAGGTCTATCGTGAAAAGGAGGCTCCATTGACGATGGAGGGCTTTGCTCTGCATCTTTGGGATAAGGGTGTCAGGAGCGGTGCAGATGAGTATTTTACCAACAAAGACAACAGGTACGAAATGTTTTCGGAGGTCTGCTCACGTATAAAGAAAAGCATCCGAGCCGACCAAATCAAGGGAGGCATGGCTGGCATCTACAACCCATCCATCACTCAACGCCTCAACAACCTCGTGGAACGCCAAGAGAACACGGTCCACATCGAGCAGCCCCTATTCCCTGACAATGACTGATGCCAGTAAAAGAGCAGGAGAAGTTCATCCGAACCACGGCCGTAAATAAGGTCCGTGAGTTAAAGCGGTTCGTCAAAGGGGTACAAGGCGGTTCGTCTGCATCCAAGACGTATTCCATCCTTGCCGTTGAGATTGACTATTGCACTAAGAATCCCTACACGGAAACGAGCGTTGTAGCCGAATCCATCCCACACCTCAAGCGTGGGGCCATGAGGGACTTCATGAAGATTATGACCGTTACTGGGCGGTTCAATGCTGCCCGATGGAACGCCACCGACTTTCGGTACAAGTTCGCTAACGGCTCATACATCGAGTTCTTTTCGGCTGACGATGATTCCAAGTTGAGGGGTGCAAGAAGGGACAGGCTCTACATGAACGAGGCCAACAACCTTTCCTTCCACGCTTACACGGAACTGGCAGCACGGACCAAGCAATCGGTTATCCTTGACTGGAACCCGGTCAATGAGTTTTGGTTCCATTCCGAACTGATGCACGACGAGGACGTGGACTTCCTCATTCTAACCTACAAGGACAACGAAGCCTGCCCCAAAAGTGCAAGGGACTTCATCGAGAAAGCACGGGTCAAGGCTGAAACTTCGGAGTATTGGGCGAACTGGTACAAGGTCTACGGCCTTGGTCAGGTCGGGACGCTTCAGGG